TTTCTGGCGATTGCGTTATCAGCAGTAATTAATAATTCCCTACCTTTGCTTCAAATTGAAGCCTCGCAATTAGCTCAGTTGGTCAGAGCCGCGTTATGCGTAGGGTCACAGGTTCGAGTCCTGTATTGCGAGCAAAGACAGAATGGCGGAATAATTTAGCTTTGACGGCAAATCAAAGTATCTCACGGAGTAGATTTAAATAGTATAGACGCTGAACGTAACCACAGATTGGGTAGAGGTACATTAGCTTACAACTGGATAATCCCAACTTGCAGGTTCGAGTCCTGCTTCGGTCACACATCGGCTCAGCCTTTAGTTATTTAAGGAGTGTGGTGTCCGCGCTCGAAACACAAGCCACTTTAACAGGTGGCTTTGTTTTTTAAAATAAAGTTGTATATTTGGGGTAAATTATGGCGTACGACAGATTAAAAATATTTGAACAAGCTAAAGAAGTAATAGTTGAAAAAAAGCTATTCTTTATAGAAGATATTGTTGCTTATTTACCAATATCAAAGCCAACTTTTTACGAATATTTTACTATTGATTCTAACGAAATTAACGAACTAAAAGAACTTTTAGAACAAAATAGAACAGAATTAAAAGTGTCAATGCGTTCTAAATGGTACAAATCAAACGCGCCAGCATTACAGATGGCTTTAATGAAACTTATCGCCTCTCCTGAGGAATTGAAAAAACTTTCAATGCAATATAATGACCATACAACAGGAGGGGAAAAAATACAAGTCATTTCTCTAGGCTCTGGAAAAAATCCAAATGAAGCTAATACCTAAACAGGAACACGCAGTCTATTATTTAAAAGACAAAATAACTAAAGAAATATTATACGGAGGCGCTGCTGGAGGCGGCAAGTCAGCTATTGGAGTTTTATGGCTTATAGAGCAATGTCAATTATATCCGGGAACTCGTTGGCTCATGGGTAGAGCAAAACTTAAAACACTAAAAGAAACAACTTTAAATACTTTTTTTGAGTTAACTACTAAATTAAAGTTGTCAAATCAATTTAACTACAATAGTCAAAGTGGGGTTATCTATTGGAATAACGGAAGCGAAATACTTTTAAAAGACTTGTATAGCTATCCGGCAGACCCTAATTTTGACAGCCTCGGTTCGTTAGAAATAACAGGTGCATTTGTGGATGAGTGCAATCAAATCAGTTACAAGGCTTGGCAAATAGTAACATCGCGTATTCGTTATAAATTAAACGAATACAATTTAACGCCTAAGATTTTAGGAACGTGCAACCCTGCTAAGAATTGGACTTACTCAAAATTTTACATTCCGTATTCAAATGGAACTTTGAATGAAACTAGAAAGTTTGTTCAATCATTACCTACCGACAACCCTAATTTGCCAGCATCTTATCTTGATTCTTTACTTGCGCTTGATGAAAATAGCAAGCAGCGTCTTTATTATGGGAATTGGGAGTACGACAATGACCCAAGTAAATTAATTGACTACGATAAAATTATTAATTGCTTCAGCAATGACTTTGTTGATTCAGGCGAAATGTACATCACAGCCGATATTGCTCGTTATGGTAGCGATAAAATGGTCATACTTGTTTGGTCTGGATTTAGGGTTATGCAAGTGTTTAGTTTAGATAAATGCTCGGTAATAGAAACAGCCGAGGCAATAAGAGGCCTAGCTACAAAGTGGAAAGTGCCAAATAGCAATATTGTAGCCGACGAGGATGGAGTCGGTGGTGGCGTTGTTGATATACTTAAATGCAAAGGGTTTGTTAATAATTCAAAACCATTAAAAGAAGAAAATCAAATAGTCGAATATCAAAACCTTAAAACACAATGTTATTATAAACTAGCCGAAAAGATACAAAACAACGGTATTTATATAAATTGCCCAGACGGAACTATTCAAGATGACATTATCAAAGAATTAGAGCAAGTTAAAAGAGATAAAATTGATAGTGATGGGAAGCTAAGAATAGTGCCTAAAGAAAAAATTAAAGAGTTTATTGGACGCTCTCCAGACTACTCTGATGCTATGGCTTTTAGAATGTACTTTGAGTTAAAGCAAAACTTTTTTACTTTCTAATTTATAATTATTCTAAATAATAATTATTTTTATATCTTTGGTACAAACTTAAAGCAATGGCAAAGAATAGATTTCAATTAGCTTTGGAGGCATTTAAAAACCCTACACAGTTTCAAAATCTTTTTAACAAGGTTATTTATCAATTCGGACACACTTTTACTTCATACAATCAAGACCTAGAAACGTTAATGGTAAAAGGATATGGTGAAAATCCATATATTAACGCTATGATTAACCAAATGGCCGCAAAGAGTACTTCTGTGCCATTTTACATTAAAAAGATAGTTGACGAGGGAGCGATGAAAAGAATCAAAAGCTACCCTATTGAAATGACTTATCAGCAAAAGCAAGCCGTTAGAAAACTTAAATCATTAGCCTACGAAACGGATACGGAAATGCCAATGCCATTAGAGCGTCCAAACCCTGTGCAAACTTGGCATGACCTTGTTTTCTTATACAAAGTGTATTTAAAGGTTTGCGGTAATGTTTATTTTTATTTGATGTCACCTGAAGACGGAATGAATAAAGGTGTGCCGTTACAGGTTTATATGTTGCCAGCGCAATACGTTGATATAGTACTTAAATCAAATGCAAATTTAATAAGCGTTGAAAGTCCGATTGATTACTACATTCTCAAACAAGGAAATCAATATATAAAGTTTCCAGAGCAGTCTATAATTCACATCAAGCGACCAAACCCAATGTTTGACTTTTCAGGTTCTCATTTGTACGGACGAAGTGAACTCATGGCGGCCATTAGAAACATTAACAGTTCTAATAGTGGGATTGATTTAAACGTTAAAACACTTCAAAATGGCGGGGCTTACGGGTTCATTCACGCTGGTGATGGTCAAACACCATTAACCGCCGAACAAGCAAAAGAATTAAAGGACAGACTTGTCGAAATGGATAATAGCGAGGCAAAGTTATCTAATATTGCAGGAGCAAGCGCAAAACTAGGGTTCACTCGTATTTCGCTCACTACTGACGAAATGAAACCGTTTGACTACCTCAACAACGATAAAAGAATACTAGCCGATTGTTTGTCTTGGCCTACTGAATTGCTTAGCGAAGAACGTAGAGGAACAGGCTTTAATGTCGATGGAAAGATTGAAGCAAAAAAACAAGCTATAACTGACAATATCAAGCCGGATTTGGATTTGTTAGCATCGTATTTAAACCCTCTATTTATTCGCAAGTTTAAAGGATATGAAAAAGCAGAACTTGAGTTTGATATATCTGAATTGCCTGAAATGCAGCCTGACATGGTTAACATGGCTAAATGGGTGAATGAAGTCCCGCTAACATTAAACGAGCGCAGGGATGTGTTTGATTATGAAGAAATAGACGACGAAATGATGAATCAGATTTACATACCTAACAACTTGGTTAATCTGAATGACCCAAATATTGTTGATTTGCAAAATCCTGTGTAATTATGGCCTGGTCAAAAGTAAATAATAAATATAGAAAACCATGGCAATGGTGGATGCATAAAATTTTTTGTGAGTGGGGCTGGTTAGTTAGAAACAAAGACAATTACGCAACATACTATCATCATCTAAATATGTGTTGTAAGTATGGCTTTAATTTATATGGAGAAAAAATGTAATGGATAAACTAAGAATAAGACAAGAGGTACAAGCATACAGAATTGTTAGACGAAACGTTTTGAATATAGTCAAGTTTATTCCGTTTAACAATATGGCTAAGCTGACATATACCGCTCTTATTAACTCAAACGTAACCGAGCGACAAATCAAAGATATGTACAGCGAAATTTACACATCTTTGATTCAACCACAATACAAAAGAACCGAACGTCAATTAAAATCAGATATTGACTTTAACATGATTATAGCTAATTGGCTAAATACAAACGCAGGGATTCGTATTGTATCGGTTCATCAATCTCTAATCGATGCTATTATAAAAGTTATCTCCGATGGTTATGAGCAAAATTTATCGGTTGCAGAGATAACTAGAAACCTACAAAACCGCTTCGGATGGTTTAAAGCGCAAGCGTTAAGAATAGCGCGAACCGAAACAACAACGGCCACAAATTTAGCTACAACACTAGCGGCTGAAAACTCAGAATATCAACTTCAAAAAACATGGATAAGCGCGCAAGATAACCGAACGCGCAGGCCACCGAAATCACCGTTTGACCATTTAGATATGAATGGCGTTACAGTTGATGCGGAACGACCTTTTTTTGTAGGGGGTGAAGAGTTGGAATACCCGGGCGCGCCAAATGGTCAGGCAGGAAATATAATCAACTGCCGATGTAAAGTAGTTTATACAGTTAAAGAAGATGCGGATGGACTTCCGATGAGAAAAATAAAATAATGCTTATTTAGACTAATTCTAAATAATTTATATATTTGCGTTATGGAAACAATGGAATTTAAGCAAATAGCTTACGATTTAAAGGAGTTGGATGAAACCAAAGGCGTTGTAACAGCTTACGCTAACGTTTACAACTTCAAGGATTCTGACGGTGATATTTCGGCTTATGGTTCGTTTGACAAAACTGTAAACGAGAATTTCAAACGCATTAGGGTATTGAAAGACCACAACCCGACAATGATGATTGGAGTACCGCTTGCTATTGACACAAAAGATTCTTACGGGCTTCTTACCACTACACAATTTAACATGAACAAGCCTTTAGGCAAGGATATGTTCACAGATGTTAAATTGATGCATGATACAGGTTTGAATGCTGAATTATCAATCGGTTATCGTGTGATGCAAAGAGACCAAAAGAATAAATCCATTATTACTGAGTACAAGTTAATGGAATATTCATTCTTGTCTAGTTGGGCAGCTAACGAACTGAGCACAGTACAAAATATCAAATCTATTAAAAGCCATTACGCGTTAATGGAATTGATACAAAAAGCATACGATTTACCTTATTCAGACACAAGATTAAGACAAATCGAAACACTATTAAAAGCACTATCCGATGAGCCGTCAGAAACTGACACTTTAAAGAATCAGCCGCTTATTGACACATTAAAATCATTTAGTAATTCGTTAAATTTAAAGTAAAATGGACGAAAAATTAATGGCTGAATTGGCCAACATTAAAAGCGGCTTAGAAACAAAAACTACCGCTGAAGTAAAAGCAGCTATTGATGCTTTTGAGGCAAAATTGCCGGATGCAATTAAATCAACTTTTGATGCCGAAATCAAATCAGTAACCGAGGCTTTGGAAGCTAAATTCGCTGCCGATTTAAAAGCGGTTCAAGACCATGCAGACAAACTAGATTTGAAACTACAATCTGGAGGTACTGCAACCAAAAACGAAGATGTTTTAGTAAAAGCAATTACAGAAGGGTTTGACGGAATCAAACAAGTTGGTAACGGTTCTAAATCATTCCAAACAAAAGCCGTTGGCGATATGACGTTGTCAGGAAACTTAACAGGCGACCAACCTAGAAGCTACAACAACAACGTTGTGATGGTTCCAAGCCCTCTCATTAACTTTTCTGACCTTGTTGGAACAGTAAACATTGACGGTGGAACTTATACATTCCCGCGCGAAACAGGAGCAGGAGAGGGGTCTATTTCATCACAAACTGAAGGAAGTTCTAAATCTCAAAGAGATTATGACATTACAATGGTTGATGTAAATACCAACTTCTTAGCTGGTTTTACACGTTACTCTAAAAAGATGGCAAACAACTTGCCGTTCTTAACTTCGTTTGTTCCTGCTGCATTGCGTAGAGATTATGCAAAAGCCGAAAACAGTTCATTCAACACTACTTTGGCCGCTGCTGCAACCGCTTCTGCTCAAATCATTACTGGTAAGAACAAAATCGAAATGCTTATCAATGAGATTGCTACGTTAGAAGGCTCTGATTACGCTGTTAACGGTATTGTTGTACGCCCTGCCGATTATTGGGATATTCTCAAAACTGAGAAATCAACCGGAGCAGGTTACGGATTGCCTGGCGTTGTAACACAAGACGGTGGCGTATTGAGAATTAACGGCATTCCGGTCTATAAAGCTACTTGGTTGGCTGCTAACAAGTACTACGTTGGTGATTGGACTAGAATTAACAAAGTTGTAACTCAAGGTTTATCATTGGACTTCTCAGAGCAAGAAGGTACAAACTTCGTTAAGAACATGATTACTGCGCGCATCGAGGCTCAAGTAGCATTAGCAGTTGAGCAACCTGCCGCTATCATCTACGGAGACTTTACAGCGACCTAGTAGATAGTATTGGGGACACAATTATAAAAGCACTCATTATTGGGTGCTTTTTTATTTTAAACTTAAAGTTACCTTATAAGTTTTCACATTTCTGATAAAATCATCATCACATATCCCATTGCTTATGACTGTATTTGGCAATGATAATTTATACTTTTTAAAAAGTTGCTTCTTAGCTAAAATTACTAAATCATTCAAATGTGTGTATAAATCAGTTGTCAAATTAGATATTTTACAATGAGCTGCAAAAGTTGTTCTGCCTAGTCTAAGGTCATTTTTCTCCCTTATAAATTTAAGTTTTCTGTTTTTACGATTGTTTTTCATAATTTTATTTATTATAATAACCAACAATACCAAAATATCCAAAAGGTATTTCAATTTCTTTAACTTCAAAAGGACTGTCTACTGATGGAAAATCTATATACTTCTCAACAGCGTAACACAAAAACCTTGATTTAATAACTTCATAAGATTTTATTTTATCTTTAGTTTTAAAAAGATTTTCCAAAATACCATGCTTGTTAAAATCTTCTTCTTTCATAAAAACTAATTCAAATGTATCTGTTGTCATAATTAACAAAATAAAAATGCCTTTCAATTATCGCAAAGGGTCTGATGCTTCGCTCAAATCAAAAGGCTAATATTTTTAAGTTGCCAAATTTCAGACCGCAACTACATGACAAACTTAATTCATTTTAAGTTTAGAATGAATATAAATAACAAAAAATTTATATCTTTGATTTATGAAAAAATTATTAATCATTTCGACTTTCATTTTGTTTGGGTGTAGTACTGATAAATCAGAACCACAAACGCAGCAACAAACTTGCTATCCTATTATTTCAAAAGGAGTTGACGCAAGAGGCAACTATATAATTATCAATTATTCAAACTTTGCTCAAAAGCGTTATTTAGTTGGTGATTATACAGACTATATCAATCAAAACGAATTGTGCGAACCAATAACATTAATACAGCAACCATTATGAAGTTTACAGTATTAAAACCGTTTTTTAAATTATCGGAGCAAAAGAATTACAATGTAGGCGATGAGGCTGACTTTTCAAAAGAAGAAGCCGAAGCGATGTTGAATGAGGGCTATTTGGAATTAGCCAAAGAAGGTAAAACAAAGAATAAAAAAGAAAATGACTAACTACACCGATGTTATTTCTCTGGAGCAGGCTAAGGATTATTTGAAGATTGATTCGGGTCAAACAGAAACTGACAACGAAATCACTCAAATGATTAACTCAGCCTTGTCTTTTATTGAAAAGCGAACACAGCACATTTTCAAGACGCGCGATAAGGTTTACTATAAAGATTGCAACCTTGTTGAGCAAGTAACTGTTTACGATTATCCAATAAACAACACTGACATCGATGGAATTGTTTACAAGACAAATAAGGCAATTGTACCTACCGTTAATGGATTTGTAACTTTGAATATTGGGTATGACAGCTTAGACGATATACCAAGCGAGTTAATTGATGCTGCATTGCAATTGATTAACTTCTGGTTTTACAACTCAGAAACAAAGAACGCGGCTAATACAGTACCGGACTTTGTTGTAGCGAATATGGATGTTTGTAGAAGATTTGTATAGTTATGACACCAAATGAAAAAGCAGAATATTTAGTTAATAAGTGCAATAAAGAAAAGCATTTCTCATCTATTGAACAAGTAAATAATGCTAAATTTTACGCTAATTTAATTGTAGATGAGATAATAAATTCATGGAACGAAGACGGTAATAAAAGATTAGACGAAAGTATAATTTATTATTGGAAACAAGTTAAGACTTTTTTACAATAAATATGATAGCACGTAAATACACTAAAAGAATTGAGTTATGGCAAACGACTACCGTGCCTGATGGTTATGGCGGCAATACTGTTACAACTGATTTAGTCGCGCCTTTATGGGCTAATGTTACAGCTAAACGAGCCACACGAACCAATGAAAACGGTCAGAATGATAACTTCGTTCAAACGGTATTCACTATCCGAAACCGATACGATTTAGACGTATCAATCAAAGATAATTTCATTGTGTATAATGGACTTACTTATAACATCGAAAGCGTGCTCAACAAAGATTTGAATAATATCGATATTGAATTAGTAGCGACACAACGAGAGTAATGCAAGTAAAAGGGATTAATGAGGTAATATCTAAACTCCGCCAATACGGTAAGGAAGCCGAGCGCGATATAGAGGGAGTTACCCAACAAGTCGCTAGAAATATTGAAAGATATGCTAAAGAAAATGCAAACGCTTTTACAGATAATGGAGATTTAGCGCAATCAATAAACGCAGTTGAACAAACTAAATTAAATTGGAAAATCATAGCTAATAATAGCGGAGTAGCCCCTTACGCGCCATTTGTTGAGTTTGGAACGGGCGGTTTAGTTGTAGTGCCTCAAGAGTTAAAAGAACTCGCTATAAAATTCAAAGGCAAAGGGGTAAAAAAAATAAACCTACGTGCTAGACCGTATTTATACCCTGCTTTGCTTAAAGGCAGGGTTGAATACCTAGACAAGTTGAAAAAAGTTTTAAGTAAATACGGAAAAGTTACATGATAAATCCAAATAAATACGTTAGAAAAGCCCTTTATGATGCAATTAAAGACACGTACACGTGTTACGATATGCAAGTAACAGGGAAAACAAATCCAACGCAGTACGTTCTTATTTCAACACAGAATAAAGAAATAGACAAGGCTACTAAGTGCGGAGATAGGTTCATTTCTTACACCTTGTTGGATATTGTTTGTATTTATAACGGAGCGGGCAACGTTGGCAGTAGAGCAGCTAACGACGATATGGAAAATACAATACTCGGTTTAATTGAAAACATAACAGTCGATGGTTTTAACATCGTTAACACTCGATATGAGTTTCCGCCAAACCTAGATAGCAGCACAACAACGCAGACCGTTTACAGAAACTTTATTCGTGTTATTTTAACTTTGGAATAATTTTTATTTAGATTAAATCTAAATAGTAAATAATTTGTATATTTGAAAACAGTTTTTAATTTAAAAAATAAGAAATCATGAGTCAATTAGGAGAGGTAAGTATTTTGTATGTGTGGGATACTGCCGCATACAAGCCTATTGCTTGTTTAACATCAAACGGACTTAGCTCTAGCTTGGCCGTTACAGAAAGCACAACCAAATGTAATCCGGGCGTTGTAACACAAACTCCGGGCAAATTCAGCTATACTATTCCGGCAGAAGGCGAGTATATCGATACCACTTCAGGTGCTGGCGACACAGCCAAAGCGTCTCACGATTATCTATTAACTAAGCAGATGGCTAAAACGCTTTTGACTTGGAAAATCGATACAAACGTGAACAATGTCGATTCAATTAAATATTACGGCACGGCTTATATCACAGATTTGGAAGCGACTTTCCCAAGCGGTGATGAAGTAGCTACATTCTCAACTACTTTGGCGGGGAATGGCGCAATCACTCAAGTAGACCCTAACGACTAATATATGAAGCAAATCACACTTGATATTGGCGGAGAAAGCAGAACGTTTTATTTTGGGTTGGGATTTTTAGGCAACTTGCTTGAAAAGGAAAATATATCCATTCAAGAAATAGGATACAAGGCAGTTGCAAACCCTTACAAATGGAATCCTTTAATCATGTTCTATTCTTTAGAATATGGTTATATAAGAAGCGGAGAGGAATGTCCGTTCACAGTTGTTAACATTACAGATTGGATTGAAGAAGCAGGCGGGTTTGAATCTGATGTTTACCGTTCTTTTGAAAAGGCTTTTGCTGATTCTTTAACTAAAGATGTCCCAAAACAAGAAGATAAAAAAAAAGCAGCGACAACGAAAAAATAAACTGGGCTGAAGATGTAATTTCTTTTGCAATAGGCGAATTGAAAATGTCGAGTTTGGAAGCGGTTTACGATATGACGTGGGCAGAGTTTCAAATTCGACTTTTTGCATATAAACGGATGGATTTATACCGATGGATGCAAATTAGAGAACTAGCATGGAACTCTTTTATTGCCCCGCATCAAGACCCTAAAAAAATGCCAAAAACTAAAGAACGGTTTTGGCCTTTGAATGGTGATAAACAAAAGAGCGGAGGCGTGTCCGACGAAATGAAGCAAATATTCTTAAATGAGTACAAAAAATGGCAACAGGCGGTAAGTTAGAAGTACAAATAGGGGCTGACAAAACGGACTTTGACAAAAAAATCAAAGAGGTTGAGTTTGACATTCAGCAGTTATCTAAGGTTAAACTTGAAAAAATAAGACTAGGCTTAGATACTACTGAAATAAATTCGCAGATTAAAGATGCTAAAAACAATCTTAATCAGTTAAAGTCAGCGGTAAAAGATAGCGGTCAAAGTTTCAATAACTTTAAACCAGC